TGGATTGTTCCTTCGAGCCTGCCAGCACGTCAAAGGTCGCCACGATCACCCGTCCAAGATCATCCCTTCGATCAACACCTATTGCGATGAAAACCGCAAGGATTGGGAATGGTGCAACCGGCCCGCCATCAAGGCCCCGCGCCTCGCTGTTGTCCGCACGGAATATAAACCGGACCCACCAAAGCCCGTCACGCAAGCCGATGTGGACGTTATGCCGGAATATCTGGTGCAGCTTGGCCTATCGCTCGGCGCGCTGGTGAAGGACGAAACTGGCAAGGTCACGCCGGTCGATCTCGATGGGGGCGCATAATGGCTAGAACAAGGTGGCTGGTGGTGACTGAACTCAAACCGCTTTGGGCTGGTGCCACAATCATAAGCAGCAGCAAGACTTACTGCGACTTCCGCTATTTTCGCTTTCGCTGGATGGCTCAGTTGGCGGTGTGGTTTGAAGAACTGCCCAGCGCCATCACAATTATGAAGTTCCACAGAACCCGCATTCTCGGGCGCGTTCGTTTGAAGCCCATCAACCCTAGCCAAACAGGATCAAACCCATTATGATCCGAACCCGTGAAAGCATCGGCATGGTTCAAGGCGCTAACAGGAGCCACATGGGCGCGCATCTATTGGCGTCACCTGCAATGGCAACGACCTCAACGACCGGAGAACGAAAATGAGCGGCGGGCGTCCAAGTGATTACAAGCCCGAATACTGCCAGAAGGTTCTTGACCTCGGTGCTGAGGGTTACTCGGTCGTGGAAATGGCGGCGCATATTGGTGTTGCGCGTGCCACTCTGGAAACGAATTGGCCTGCTGCTAACCCTGAGTTTCTAGAAGCGTTCGCGCGCGCGAGAGAACTGTCGCAGGCATGGTGGGAAGGGAAAGGCCGCACCAATTTGATGGCTGACCGATTCCAAGCCCAGCTCTACAGCCGATCAATGGCAGCCCGCTTCCCGAACGACTGGCGCGAAAGCAAGCAGGTTGACCACAGGGGCAGCGTGACGGTTACGACCGGCGACCATGACGCAGACATTTAAGCTAACCGCCAAGCAGGCAGAGGCTCAGGCGATCTGCGCTGGCACCGCCAAGCATGTGATGCTGTTCGGCGGGTCAAGGTCTGGCAAGACGTTCCTGCATGTCCGCAATGTGGTTATGCGGGCATTGAAGGCAGAGAATAGCCGCCATGTTGTGTTCCGCTTCAGGTTCAACGCGATCAAGGCCTCAATCGTTCTGGACACCTTCCCCAAGGTGATGCGCCTTGCCTTTCCGAACGTGCCTTACAAGCTCGACAAGACAGATTGGTATGCCAAGTTCCCCAATGGCAGCGAGATATGGTTCGCGGGCCTTGATGATGCCGAACGCGCCGAGAAAGTGCTGGGCATGGAATTTGCCACGATCTACTTCAACGAGTGTTCGCAGATTCCTTATGGTTCACTGCAAACGGCATTGACGCGCCTTGCCCAGCAGGTTGTTCAGGTGATTGATGGAGAGGCCAGACCGCTCAAGCCGCGTGTGTTCTATGATATGAACCCGCCTGGACGATCACACTGGACCTATCGCCAGTTCATCCAGAAGGTTGATCCCGAAACCAAGGTGGCGCTGTCAAAGCCTGATGACTACGTTTCATTCAAGATCAACCCGACCGACAACCGCGACAACGTGGCGACCGACTATCTGGAAACGCTCGACGCGATGTCTGCCAAGATGCGGAAACGATTCCGCGATGGTGACTTTGGCGAAGAGGTTGCGGGCGCGCTGTTCACGGATGAGCTGATTGAGCAATATCGTGTGATTGGCGGGCATCTGCCTGACATGGTGCGTATCGTGATCGGCGTTGACCCGTCCGGCGCTGGTGATGCGGACAATGCCGACAATGACGCTATCGGGATTATCGCAGCGGGCTTGGGAACCGATGGCAATTGCTACCTGCTTGAGGACGCGACGGTAAAGGCTGGGCCGGGAACATGGGGCCGCGTTGCCACGTCACTGTTCGACCGGCACGAGGCTGATGTCGTGGTGGGTGAAACGAACTACGGCGGCGCGATGGTCAACCACGTTATCCAGACCGCCAGACCGCGCACCAATTTCAGGCAGGTGACAGCAACACGCGGCAAGGTTGTCCGTGCAGAGCCTTTCTCTGCGCTCTATGAGCAAGGCAAGGTTCGCCATGTGGGCCGGTTCAATGAACTGGAAGAGGAGCTAACCTCATTCACGACCTATGGTTATGTCGGTGGCGATAGTCCTAACCGCGCTGATGCCTTGATCTGGTGCCTTGCTGAACTGTTCCCGAGCGTCATCCGGCCTCGCGCAGAAACGCCACCGCCCGTTGCACCACCCCGCATGGCAACAGCCTTCAACCGATAGGCTTGCAATTCCCATCGACTAGCGGTATCTGAATACCGCTCCCGACCGCACCTCGGGGCGTAATGCTAGAGGTGCGTCCAGTGGAAACCCAAGACCAAGACACGTCAACCGGCCCTGATGAGGCGGTGCTTTCACGCGCCCTTGATCGGTTCAACGAAATTAGCAGCGCTACCCGTGATGAACGGATGATGGCGCTTGAGGATCGCCGGTTCGTGTTTGTGCAGGGCGCGCAATGGGAAGGCGACTGGGGCCAGCAATTCGAGAACTGCCTGCGCGTCCAGATCAACAAGGTTGCACGCGGTCACGACAAGATTGTGAACGACTATCGCGCCAACCGCTTTTGCGTGAACTTCCGCGCCAAGCCCGGAACGGGCGCAGACGATGACACCGCTGAATTGCTCAATGGCCTGATGTATGCCGATATGTACCGATCAAAGGGCCAGCAGGCGCTAGACAACGCATTCGGCGAGGGTGCGTCGGGTGGCTTTGGTGCATGGCGATTGTGCAACGAATACGAAGACGACAGCGACGCCGACAACGATCACCAGCGCATTCGCATTGAGCAGATCGTAGACGCAGACCAGCGCGTTTACTTCGATCTGGATGCTAAACTCTACGACAAGTCCGATGCCAGGTTCGCCTATGTCATGCACTCAATGACGATTGGCGCGTTCAAGGAGCAGTATGGTGATGACCGCATTGCCTCTTGGCCCGAGAACCGCGCTCGTGCCAACTGGTTCGACTGGTTCCGGCCAACTGTCGTTTACGTGGCTGAGTATTACGAGGTTGAGCATCAGACGCAGGAATTGCGGATCTACAACCGCGCCGCGACCGATGAAGAGTTCCGCTATTGGGCGCAGGATATGACACCGGAAATGGTGGACGATCTGGCCAAGCGCGGTTTCACCGTCACCAAGCGCAAGATCAAGCGCAAGCGCATCCACAAGTGGATTCTGTCCGGCGCTGAGGTGCTGGAGGATTGCGGGTTCATCGCTGGCGAGCGCATCCCGATTGTCCCCTATTACGGCAAGCGCGTGTTCATCGATAATGTGGAGCGCTTCAAGGGCCACGTTCGCGATGCCAAAGACCCTGCACGGGTCTACAATGCGCAGATCAGCAAGCTGACCGAGACCGCCAGCCTTGCCCCGCGTGAGGTGCCGATCTTTGCGCCGCAGCAGGTTGAGGGATTGCAGGGCCATTGGGAGCGGCAGAACATTGACCGCCATCCTTATGCCTTGGCTCATCCGGTGCTTGATCCGATCACTGGCAGCATTGTGCAGACTGGCCCGATTGGCAACATTCAACCACCGACGCTTTCGCCTGTTCTCGCCGCGCTCATTCAGCAGACCGGCGCGGATATTGCCGAGATTACGAACGCCGACGATGGCTCGATGGAGATCAAGTCGAATGTCTCCGGTGATGCGATGGACATTGCCGCTGCCCGTGTTGATGCGAAGTCGTTCCTCTACATGGATAACTTCAAGCAGTCGGTGCAGTGCTTCGGTGAGATTTACGAAAGCATGGCCCGCGAGGTCTATGTGGAGGAAGGCCGCGAGGTCGAAAGCATGGACGATGAAGGCAACACCGAAATTGCCACGCTGCATGAACTTCACACCGATGCAGGGACCGGTATCACCGCCAAGCGCTACGATCTGAGCGTTGGCCGGTTCAATGTCATTGCTGACGTGACCGAGGCAACCGGAACGCGCCGCGATAAGACCGTTCGCACCATGATGACGCTGGCACAGGCCGCACAGACCGTTGGCGCTCAGGCGCTTGGACAGGCCGCACTCTTGACCGCGATCAAGAACATGGACGGCGAAGGTATCGATGACTTCCGCGACTATGCCCACAAGGTTTCGGTGCAGCTCGGCCTTGATGAAATGACACCCGAGGAACAGCAGCAGGCATCTAGCCAGCAACAGCAGCCCGATGCCAACGCGGTGCTTGCCGATGCTCAGGCTAAGGCTCTGACAGCGCAGGCGGGCAAGTTTGAGGCCGATACCAAGCAGTCAAACGCCAAGACTGTTCTGACACTGGCGCAAGCCAAGAAGACCAACATGGAGGCCGAACAGCCGAACGTTGCACACATCAACAGCCTAATGAGCAACGCGGCTTGATTTAGTTGGTGAGAATTGCTAACAGTTAGCACCTTTCACTAACTATAGGTGCCAGATGATCGACGGGGCCGACGACACACCAATCGCCGAGGGCGAGGTTCTTGAGCTTGCGGGCTTTCCCGAAGACGATGCGCCATCCCCCATCGAAGGCGAAGAGGATGAATTCCCCGTCATTGCGTTTTCAGACGACCCCGAAGAGGGTGAGGACGAAACGCCGCTGATCAAGCAGCTTCGTCAGCAAGTGCGGGATCTATCGCGCAAGGTGAACCGCCGCGCCGATGAGCCGGAAGTGTCGAACGACCCCGAGCCTGTCGTTCCGCCGATTCCTCAGATCGAAGACTTTGAATACGACACTGACCGGCACAGCGAGGCGATCAAGGCGCGTGATGCTGCGCGTGATGCCCATGCCGAATGGAGGCATCGCCAGACCGAGCGCGAAAGCAAACGCCAGACCGCCGAACAGGAGCGCGCCCGCGCTATCGAGCAGCAGCGCAAGTCGCTTGGCGTATCGGACTATGAGGCCCGCGCCGCCGAGGTTCACGACCGGATGAGCGAACAGCAGATCGCCATTCTCGTTTCGGGCGCTGATAACCCCGCGCAATTGATTTACGCGCTCGGGCGTTCACCATCGCGGCTTGACCAACTCGCAGGCGAAACCAACCTCGCCAAGTTCGCCGTGATGATCGGCAAGATGGAAAAGGACATTCGCGTTATGAAGCGCAAGGCACCCCCGCCAGAAAGCCGCGTGACCGGCGCAACGGCATCAACCGCTGTCACGAACGATTCTAAGGAACTGGCCAAGCTGGAGGCAGAGGCAGATCGTTCGGGTGATCGCAGCAAGGTGATTGCCTATAAGCGGGCATTGAAACGCGCCGCTTGACTTGTGTGGGTGTGAGAGGTATCTGAATACCGCTTGCACCTACAGCGCCTGCGGCTGAGACAGCAGAGAGCGAGCATTTTTGACCGGCGTGCGTCGCCGAGAAAACGGATCAACCCCTTTTCTCAAGGCGACCAGTCATGGCAAACACATTCAGTAAAGAGGAACGCGTCGCGTTCGATCAGGTCTTCGAGAAGTTCGAAGACGGCCTCGTTATCTCCAATCTGTTCAACAAGTACACGCTCGACGATGTAACCGCTGAGCGCACCGGCAACACCATTTGGCGTCCGCAGCCTTACATCGCGCAGGTATTCACCGGCATCGATCAGTCGGCGAACTTCAACCGCAACTATACCCAGCTTTCGGTTCCCACCACGCTTGGTTACAGCTTCGCAGTTCCGCTCACCCTGAGCGCCACCGAACTGCGCGACCAGTTGCAGGAAAAGCGCCTGGGCGAAGCTGCCATGCAGGGCCTTGCCTCGCAGATCAATGTCGCTTGCTCGAACCTCGCTGCCCTGACTGGTACCGTGTTTGTGAAGCGCACCGCCGCTGCATCGGGCTTTGATGACATTGCCGCTTGCGATGACGCATTCAACCGCAACGGCGTTCCGATGGGCAACCGCAAGGCAATCCTTGCTTCGACCCATTACAACGCAATGGCATCGAACCTCGCCGCATCCACCCGCACTTTCGGCAACGACATTTCCGACCCTGCCCTGCGCAAGGCGTTTGTCGGCGATATTGCTGGTTTCGAAACCTACAAGGCAGACTATGGCTATCGCCTGACTGCCGCTGCCGGTTCGGGCATCACCCTCAACGCTGCCAACCAGTATTACACCCCGAAGGCAACTTCGGTGTCGGCAACTGGCGAAGTTAGCAATGTGGACAACCGCTATCAGACGATCACGGTCAACTCGACCACGGGCGTTAAGGCGGGCGATGCTTTCACGCTGGCAAGTGTCAATGAGGTGCATCACATCACCAAGCTGGACACGGGTTCGTCAAAGACCTTCCGCGTTGTTTCGGTTCCTTCCAGCACTACGCTGGTTATCACCCCGCCGATCATCTCGGCTGGTGGCGGTTCGGACCCTGAAAAGCAGTATCAGAACTGCTCGGCAACTCCGGCTTCGAATGCTGCCCTGACTTGGCTCAACACCACCTCGGGTCTTGTTAACCCGTTCTGGCAGGGTGACGCGTTCGAGATCGTTCCCGGCAACTATCGCCCGGTTGAAGACGCTGGCCTTGCGGTGCTTCGCGCCACGACCGCCAACGGCGTTACCGTGACGATGACACGCCAGGGCAAGATCGGCGATCTTTCCTGCCAGTATCGCTGGGACACGTTCCTTGGTCTTGTGAACAAGCAGCCCGAAATGACCGGCGCGGAAATGTTCTCGCAGGCCTGATTATTGCGATGGGGGTGGGTCTTTGGCCTGCCCCCTCATAATGGAGTTTTCAAGAAATGGCTTCCACAGTCCTCGCGCCGTATACCTCGGCCATCGTCCCCGTCCCGGCATCCAGCGGCATCGCTGTTTGGAGCGCGGGCAACTACAACGTGCAGACCGTCACTGGTTTTGCGAACTACCCTTCGCCGGTTCCGACGCAGGTGTTCAACGGTACCGGCGCTTACACCTCGTCGGCCTATACCGCTGCAACCTCTGTGCTGATTCAGGCAGGTGGTGCGCCGCTCTATTACAACTACGGCACCGGCCCTGTTGTCATTGAGCGCCCGAACTATCAGCCCACCCCCGGCACTCTCAATGCCACCGGCACGCTGACCTCGGCGCTGATCCTTGGCGGCATCGTCACTTCGACCACGGCGGCGGCTGTCGCTGCAACGCTGGACACGGGCGCTATCCTTGATGCGACCAACCAGTTTGCAATCGGCGACTCGTTCGACTGGTCGGCGATCAACACGGGCGGTGCAAACGCGTTCACCGTGACGGCTTCAACCGGCCACACCATCGTTGGTGCTGCTGCTGTTGCCCTGAGCACAACCGGACGTTTCCGCACCCTCAAGACTGCTGCGGCAACCTTCGTCACCTACCGCCTGTCGTAAGGCATCAATGACGGGCGGGGCTTCGGCCCCGCCCTGATTACAAGGATAGACTGATGCAGTTCCCCCTGATGCTCTACAAATTCGGCTCCATGTTCATTTGGGATGGCGAGGGCTTTGATTACGTCATCGTTGCCGATGCGGACGAACTGGAGATCGCGCAGGCCGATGGCTGGTCGATTGATAAGCCCAAGGCAGCACCGGCCCCGAAAGCCAAAAAGAAGGACGCTGAATAATGGCACTGCGGCGCGCAAATGACGGCTCAGGCATGACCGTGGTTGATGTAACCACGACCGATGCAGCCGCCGAAAAACTTGGTGCGATTGCTTGCGCCAACCTTCTCGAAAATGGCGAAATGCCCACTGGTTCGTGGAACTATGCTGCGACGGGCGTTACCCCATCGGCATCGCAAACCGCTGTCAAGGCGGCTGTCTCCGGTGTGAAGAACTACATCAAGTCGGCACAGATCAGCCACTCCACGCTTGGAGCTGCGGTGCAGATCATTATTCAGGATGGCAGCACGACACTTTGGCAGGGGCAGCTTCAAACTGCCGCAACCGATGCTGGCGGCTTTACGCTGAACTTTGACCCCCCGCTGAAAGGAACGGCTAACACTGCGGTAAACGTGACGTTCTCTGCTGGCACTACCGGCAACGTCTATTTTAACCTGCAAGGCTATACGGCGGTCTAAGGCAGTGACCACATGGAACCCAAAACCACCAGCGGAAACGGTCGCATATGAGGACGATTGGACCGAAGAACTCGGCGGCGATGCCGTTTCGGGTTGGACGTTCGTTCAATCGTCTGGTGATGCGACAATCGTTTCCAGCAAGGTTTCGGGAGCACTGTTCACCTATCTGATCAGCGGCGGGACAGATGGCATGTCCTGCACATTTACCAATACCGTCACGACATCGGGCGGGCAGACGCTACAGCGCACCTTTACCCTCCTTATAGCCACGGGTGCAGACAGCTTTCGGCCCGCCTCGACCACCAAGCGCCAACTGGTTGAGCAGATGTTTACCGAATGCGCGCTGAATGGTTGGGAATACGACCTTACCGGCGATGAAAAAGACACCGCGCTGACCCGCCTTGATATGCTGATGTATGAACTTCGCGGGCGTGGGATCGAGATTGGTTATAACTTCCCCTCCGGCATTGGTGCAGGCTCATTGAATGACGACTTGGGCTGTCCAGATCAGGCGTTCTTTGCGCTTGCCATTCTTGGTGCTGAGCGCCTTTGCCCGACAATGGGCAAGACCCAATCAAAGGAAAGCCGCATTGCTCTGAATAGCGCGATGAAGGCCCTTTATAGCGCGGCTGATGGTTTTGTCCCCTCGCTCTCGCTTGCACCCGGCACCCCGATTGGTTCCGGCAACAAGCCTTGGTCAATGCGCTATCCCTACTCAATGACGAGGTGAACCCATGCGCGTCCCTGTTATTTCCGGGGTAAAGGCGACTGAGGGCGGGGACTTTCTCACCAGTTACCCAATCAACCGCGAACCCGTTCTGAAGGACACCGGCCTGAGCGACGGGTATCTTGCCGTGCCTCCCGGCATTGTCACCAAGGCTACCGGCCCCGGCGCAGATCGTGGCGGCATCAACTGGAATGGTGTGTGTTATCGCGTGATGGGCCTCAAGCTGGTTTCCGTCTCAAGCGCTTGGGTGATTACCGAACTTGGCACCGTCTCAGGTTCCGGCCCGTGCGCGTTCGATTACAGCTTTGACAACCTGATAGTGAACGCGGGAACGAACCTCTATTACTGGAATGCCACTGATGGGTTCCGGCAGGTAACGGACCCCGATCTTGGTGTGGTTGTAGATGCCATTTGGGTCGATGGCTACACCATGACGGCCGATGGCACTAATCTGGTTGTCACCGAACTTGCAGATCCAATGGCGGTCAATCCGCTGAAATATGGGTCAAGCGAAGAAAGCCCTGATGCCGTCACCGGCCTCATTCACATGCATGGCGAGGTTTACGCGCTCAACCGCTACACGGTGCAGGTATTTCAGAACATCGGCGGCAGCGGCTTTCCGTTTCAGACTGTCAAGACCGCGACCGTTCCTTATGGCTGTGTCGGCGCTCGGGCTAAGTGCAAATACCTTGGCACTGTGGCATTTGTCGGCGGTCAGGAAAACGCGGGGCCGGGTGTATTCCTGCTTGGTGCAGGCGATGCCAACAAGATCAGTTCTGCCGAGGTTGACGATTCCCTTGCCGCGCTAACTGATGCCGAACTGGCGGCGGTGTGGGTGGAATCCCGTGTGTTCAATGACGAACAGCGGCTGATTGTTCACTTGCCCAATCGATCATGGGGCTTTGCCGCGCAGGTATCGCGCAAATCATCGGTCAAGACGTGGTGCCAGTATGTCACCAGCACATCGGACAGCGGGGCCTATGAGGGGCGCGGGCTGGTCTATTGCTATGGACAATGGATTGTCGGCTCCTCAACCGGCGAGATCGGCGTTTTGGATGGCAACACAGCATTGCACTACGGTGCCGAGGTTGGCTGGCAATTCGACACGACGCTTTTCTACAATGAGGCCAATCGCGGGCTTTTGACCGGCATTGACTTGGTGGGGACACCGGGGCGCGGGTCTGAAGGCGTGGTATTTTTCAGCTACACTAAGGACGGGCAATTCTGGTCTGTCGAACGGGCGACATCAGCGGGCAAGTCGGGCGAACATACCAAGCGCGTGGCATGGCGACCGGGCATCCGATTTGAGCAATACATGGGCCTGCGGTTTCGCGGCGTTGACGGGTCACTGATGGGCATTGCGCGCCTGGAGTGTGACGTTGAACCCTTCGCATGACGGCGCTGCAAACCCGAAAGCTGACACGGCAGCAGATTGGCCAGTTTGTCACATCTGAGCGCGGTATTCGTGCGTTTGAGGATGTGCAGGCCGATCTGACAAACCAGAACGATGCGCTTTCGACAGGGCAGTTTCTAACCCTTACACTGGACACGGCACTTGGCTCTGAGCGTACCTTTGCGCCGGTATCAGGTGATCTGGTTGGGACAGATGGCGGGGCTAACGCCAACTACTCACTCGGCCTTGCTGCAACGGCTGTGTCGGCTGGTGCCTATGGTGCAAACAACAAGACCGTTTCGTTTACAGTTGATGCCAAGGGGCGCTTGACTGCCGCTGCACAATTCACCCTCAACACGGATAACGTCACCGAGGGCGCAACCAATCTGTTTTACACAGATGCGCGGTCAAGAGCGGCGTTGTCGGCTGGTTCTGGCATTTCCTATAATTCAGCAACCGGTGTGATTACAAACACGGGCGGCGGGGGTGGTGGCGGCTTTTCCTATGTCGTGACATCGCAATCAACATCCTACACCGAAACGGCAACAAGCGGCTGCAACGTGGTCAAGATGACTGCCAGCGGCAAGACCGTGACGCTCCCCACCGCAGTCGGCAACACTGCCATGCTTACTTTTAAACTGATGGTGGCCGGAACGCTGACCGTTGCGGCGGCGGGCGCAGAGACAATCGACGGCGCGGCAACCTATGGACTGAACACGCAATATCAGTCCGTCACTATCGTCTCTGATAATGCGGTCTGGATCATCATATGAGCTATAATCCGAATGCTGGCGGCACTTGGGGGGCGATCACCGGCACCCTTTCTTCGCAGACTGACCTCAACACGGCGCTGGCGCTGAAGGCCCCGCTTGCATCTCCGACATTCACCGGCACCGTTGGCGGCATCACTGCTACAATGGTCGGCTTGAGCAACGTCACCAACATTGCGCAGACCAGTGTGACGGGATTGACCGGAACGCAATCAGTCGCGGCATTCAAGACCGGCTTGAGCCTCGTCAAGGCCGATGTGGGCCTAGGAAGCGTTGACAACACTGCTGACAGCGCAAAGCCCGTCAGCACGGCCCAATTGACCGCCCTGAACCTCAAGGCCGATCTGGCTAGTCCTACGTTCACCGGAACCGTCACCCTGCCCGCAGGGACCGTCACGCTGGCAATGCAAGCCAATATGGCGACGGCCAGCTTCATCGGGCGCAATACTGCCGGAACGGGTGCGCCTGAGGTATTGAGCGCGGCAACAGCGCTTAGTATCTTGGGTGTGACAAGCGGGGCGTCTGTTTCAAGCGTGGGCGGGACCGGCACGGTAAACGGGCTAACGCTTACTGGCACCGTGACCGGCTCGGGGAGCCTGACACTCGGCGGAACGCTTGATCTGTCATCTCCCCCCGCGATTGGCGGGACCAGTGCATCGACGGTCAAGGGAACGACCATAACTGCCAGCGCGGCAATTTCTGGATCATCGACCACGGGAGCTTACTCTTACGGGACGCTTGCCTATTCCGATACCAATCTGGCGCTTTCGACGCAGACCAGTGTAAACAGCTACGCGCAGCACATTATCCAGAACACCAGTTCAGGAACGGCGGCCTCGGCTGATTTTGTTGTGTCGAATAACTCCGGCACGGCCACGACCTTTTACGGGAATTTCGGCATCAACTCATCCGGCTTTACCGGATCGGGCGCGTTCAATGCAGCTAGCGCGGTCTATGTGACCGCCACCAGTGGCGACTTGGCAATCGGAACGACCACAGCAAATGCCATTCACTTTGTTGTCAACGGCGGCGCTACCGATGCAGCGACAATTTCAAGCGCGGGACTGCTGACAGCGAACAGCTTTGCATCATCCAGCGCGGCGATCACTGGCGGGACAATTGATAGCACGGCGATCGGTGGTTCAACTCCTGCGGCGGCAAAGTTCACGACGCTTGGCTGGACTGGCGTAAAATACACGGCGGCGGGCGCAGCACTTGGTTCAACCATTGCCGACTATTTCACCTCGTCAATCTCGCTTGATGCCAGCAGCGTTTATGAGATCGAAGCGGTTGCCTATTTCCTGAAAACCACGGCGGGGACGGTAACTTGGACTTGGGCATTCAGTAGCGCGCCAATCGTCTCATCCAGCTTCTACACCGAAACACCAATCACTGGCTTTACTACGTCAACGATTACCGGCGCTCCGGTCAACGGCGAGGCGCACGTTCAAGCCGCTACCACGATGGCTCATGCCGCAAGCGGGTCGCTGACTACGGCGGTTTATCACGTGTTCCGCTTCAAGGTTCTGGTGATGACCAACGGCGCAACGACCATTCAACTCCGATGCACGGAAAGCGCGGGAACAGTCACGCCGCAAGCTGGATCATTTATGCGGGCCAGCAAGGTTCTGTGACGCTTGACTTGCAAGCGGTAATATAATACCTCTTTACCACGGCAGTTTGCAGACCGCGCCGGGTCACTTGGCTTTGATAGGCAAGACCCTGAGCGCGATCCTCTCCCTTTCCCGTGATGTGGCGGCAATTAACGCGGCGGTGAACCATCCCGCCGTGCGTCCGTTTGTCGGGCCGGGTGATGACTACGCCGATCTGACTTCGATTGTTGAGCGACCAGAAAACCTGTTCCCGCTTGGTGACTTCGGCGGATTTTCGTTTGTGTGGACCGCCCCTCGATGCCGTGAGGTTCACACCTTCATCCTTCCCGAGGGGCGCGGCGCATGGGCGCGGCAGGCGGCACGGGAAGCAATAGCCCTAGCCCGTGAGAATGGCACCCGCACGCTATGGACCCGTATTCCGCCTGATCGGCCAAATGTTCGCGCTTATGCCGTTGGCATGGGCATGTCTCCAACCGGCGAGGCCATCGATACCTTTGGTCAGCCTTGGGAAATTCTCAGCATGGATTGTGAAACATGCCAATAATTGCAGCAGTCGGGGCCGCAGCCGCTGGCCTTAGTGCGGGCGCTACCGCTGCGATAGTCGGGGCAACTGCTATTGGCGGCTCACTGATTAGCGCGGGGCAAAAGAAGTCTGCCGCTAATCAGGCGGCTGCCATCCAGACGGCCAAGGATCAGGCGGCGATTGATGAAACCCGCCGCCAATATGACACGACCCGCGCCGATCTCGCACCTTGGGTAACTTCTGGTCAATCCGCGTCGGGAATGCAGGGCAACTTGCTTGGGCTTAATGGCACCGATCAGCAGCAGGCAGCGATCACCGCCCTGCAAAACTCCCCGCTCTATCAGTCGCTATTCAACAACGGGCAAAACACTTTGCTTGCCAATGCCTCGGCAACGGGCGGGCTTCGCGGCGGCAATACGCAAGGTGCACTGGCGAACTTCGGGCGTGATACGCTTTCAGGCGTTATTCAAAACCAGCTTACCAACCTTGGCGGTGTATCTGAGCAAGGCCAGAATGCAGCGGCACAGACTGGCGTATTTGGTGCGAACGCATCATCTAACATCGCCAATCTTTTGCAAGCGCAAGGGCAGGCTCAGGCGGGTGCGGCGTTGTCTAATGGCGCGGTTGGAGCCGCTACAACCAAGGACATCTTCGGAACGCTTGGCGGGCTGATCAACAACAAAGATGTGACCTCTTGGGTCGGGAAGCTGTTCTGATGCCGGAACCCTACAACTACACTGCTTTGCTTGGTGGGCCGGACACGGGAATCCCCGAGGCTATCCGTGCGGCGATCCTTGGTCAGCAGCAGCAGCAGCAGGGCAGCAACGCGCTTGAACAGCAGCGATTGCAGCTTGAAGCCTTGCACCGCGCCGATGAAGCGCGAAAGGCTCAGGCGGCGCTTGTGATGCAGTCGGGCGGCTTTGGGCAGCCTGCCCAGCAAGCGGCGATGCCAGACCAGATCGCGGTGACGAATGGCGGTGCATTGCCCCCCGTTCAGACCGCACCGATGCAAGGCCAGATGCCAGCGAATGCCCAGCCCGACACCGCATCGCTCATGGCGACTATTGCCGCCGATAACCCTGCCAATGCTCAAGCGATCATTGCAGCGCAGCACCGCGCTATAGACACCAGCGCGCTCATGGCAGACCCATCGCCGCGCAACGTCATGGCGTTTATGGTCAAATATCCCGATGTCCATGAGGCGCTTTCCAAAGGTTGGGAAGTGCTTTCAGGTGGCGCAAAAGAAGCGGCCCTTCGCACATCTGTTGACGTCAAGGGCTATCTTGAGTCTGGCGATAGCGACAAGGCTGTTGCCGCTCTTGAATCTCATATGGCGGCTGACAAGGCAGCGGGCGTTGATGTTTCCGGCTATCCGCAGCTTATCGCGCTGATCAAGACCAACCCCAACGGCGCAAAGGCGCTGGCGAATATGAACGTCGCTGCGGCGATGGGGCCGGACAAGTTCGGCGAAACCTACGACAAAATGGCAGGCGCGGATAAGACCTACGCGCTTCTGCCGAGCGATGTTGCGACAAATAACGCCAACGCTTCAATCAAGCAGACTGAGGCGGCATATAAGCCAAACGTCATTCAAAGCGACCTCAAGACCGCCGAGGCACAGCGCGCCAAGTGGGTCGCCGATACGCAGATTGCAGTTGATAACGCGAAACTTGGCTGGGCTAAGCTGGATCTCGACAAGGACACTCTCGCCACACAAACCGCACTCAAACTGCAAGAGTTGCAGTTGCAGGGCAGCAATCTCGATTCCACGGCACGCGGTGCAGTCAATACGGCGGTAACCAGTGCCGTCACCGATGAGGCGCTTGGCAATCGGGCGAAAGACCTTGCTGCCACCTTGCGCGTATCTGGTGCGCGTGGCGGGTTCGGTTCTAGCTGGGCAGAGGTTATCAAGTCCAAGACCGGCAATCAGGACTCGGTGTCGCAACTCCGCAGCGAATATAACCAGTTCATCAACAGTGCCGCGCTCAAGATGCTGCCTCCAGGCTCTGCATCGGACAAGGACGTTGCATTCGTCAAGCAAGGCTTCCCTGCCGACACGGCACCGCCTGAATACGTCGCCAAGTGGCTCGATAGCTATTCACGCATCAAGTTCGGCGCGGCTCAGGCCAGTGAACGTCAAGGCGACTGGCTGGCAGCAAATCGCGGTAGTCTCGGCAGGGCCGGAACCGACATCACCGTTGGCGGCGTTCTGGTTCCCGCTGGAACGACCTTCACCGAGTTCAACCGCAACGCAATCAAGGTGAATAGCAAGGATCAACCGCCTGCCGGTGTCCGCGCTATCATCAACAAGTATGGCTCAAAATAATGTCGCGGGCCGATCAGGTTGCGGCGCTCATCACGCAAGCCTTCCCCGGTGTGCGGATTACGAGCACCAACCGCACCCCCGCTGAACAAGCCGCCCTAGTCGCAGCGGGCAAAACACGCGCCACCAATTCGCAGCACTTGAATGGCAATGGTCTTGATCTGGTCTTGCCGTCTAATGTTGCGCCATCGGCCATTCGTTCATTCCTGAACGATCAGGGTATCAATCCCGGCGAGTTCCTGAACGAAAGCGGACAAGGTGCAAACCAAGGGACCGGCGCGCATTTGCATGTCGGGCTTGCTCCCAAGGCGGGCGGTCAAGCCCCCAAACAATCCACATACGATCGCGTAAAGGCGCAGCAGGCAGACCAAGGCCCGTCGCTGGATGCCGTATTCAAGGCCCGCATGAACGTGGGTAAGCCGGGCGGAATGACACCTAAGGATGCCGCTGCATTCGATGCTGCGGTGGCTGATGGCCATTACATGCCGCCGCGTTGGTATAAGGCACCGCCTAATCCCGCTGGCGTTCCCGTGCTGCCCAAGCAGGTGATCGACGCCTACAATTCGCATGTGATGGATGATGACCCGGCATCACGCGCCGAGATTGAGCGCGCTGTGCAGGCCGGTGAAATTCGTCTACCCAATGGCGTGAAACTCAACAAGCCCGCGCCTCGCTCATTCGGTGAAGGCTTCGGCATGGGAACCCGCGCTTTGATGCAGGGCGCTGGCAGTCTCGTTGATGTTGTGGCGGGGCCAATCAACCTTGCGACCAATGCCGTTGCGGGCACGAATTTTGACCTTCACCCGTTCCGCAGTCTGGCTTCGGCTGGTGCGGACGCAATGGGATTGAAACAGCCGGAAAGCCCAACCGAACAACTCACCACGGCAATCAGCGAAGGCGGCACGCAAGCCCTTCTTACGGCAGGCGCTGGCACTCTCATGGCGGGTAGCAAAGGGCTTGTTGGCGTGACGGGTGAAGCTTTGGCACACCGGCCCATCCTCTCCACAGTTTCAGGTGGAACAGCAGGCGGCAGTCAAGAACTTGCGCGGCAGGACGGTGCGGGTCCAGTCGGGCAGCTCATGGCGGGGTTGGCGGGTGGTCTAACCCCCGTTGGCCTCGCCGGAGTAGCTGAGCGCGCCGCTATCCGTACACCAAAGACCTTGCCGGAAGTTGTCGCAGAAACCCCCAAGGCGGCGATGATTGACGAGGCTGGCAACCTGACCCCGCACGGGCAGGAAGTGGCAGCGCGGCAAGGTGTCACGCCAGACGAAATTCACGCGGCCTATGAGGCACCGCCTGCCGTTCAGCGCGGTGTTGCCAATGATAGCGCGCAGCCTTCGGTTGCTCGGGCAGTTGGTGATGGTTTGCCACCTGAGGCTCCGGTTGCTGCCAGCGAGGACCCGCCTGTATTCAAGCTGGGCGCAAATCAACCTACCCCCGATGCTCCGGCGATCACGCCTGACGCCGTGCCACCCGTTGCCCGTGCCACCCCCGAATCCGTCCCGCCCACCGCGCTCGGCAGGGTTGAGAACGCTGACCAGTTCGGCATTCCCTTGTCACGCGGAAATGCAACGCAAGATTTCGGCGTTCAGGTGCAGGAGCAAAACCTCCGCAAGATGGACACGCCGGAAGGTGAAGCCATGCGGCAGTTCACCGTCAAGCAGGCGGAAAAGATCAACGCGGCTGTAAACCAGTTCAAGCAGGCTGTGGGCGATACCGGCCTGACCACGGAACAGCGCGGCCTCGCGGTGCAGGATGCCATGCGCGAACTGCGTAACAACGGGCAGAAGGGCGT